TTCCAAGTAACTTTCGATCTGCACTAAGCTCGTCAGAGCTTCCATAGTATTTTTTCCAGTCACTCTCAGACGTAACCCGTCTCTTACCACCTCTAGGCTTACGTTTTTGTTGGAAATATTTTCGTCCAATGTATTGTTTACCCGACTTGATATTAGTAATGCAGTAGACGAAACCGAAGAAATCGCCAATATCATCAGAAGTAAAAGCTGTACCTTTGTAGTGCCAGGGATTTTCATAATCTCCTTCCATTTCATAATCATTATTCATCTCATACTTATATATGATAAATACCTAATATGTAATATAATCTAAAATGTCTGTTGTATATGTAAATAATATTACTGTTAATACAGGAGAAGATTTTAATCAAGAATTTGATCTTCTTGAAATGGGTGGTAATAGTATAGATCTAACAAACTACACTGCAAGAAGTCAACTAAGAAAACATAGAGATAGTTCAAGTTCAATAAGTTTTAATGTTGGATTTCCAAATAGAAAAGAAGGTAAGATAAATCTACACTTTCCAAGTTGGGCAACATCAAAACTAAAATCTGGTAGATATGTATATGATGTTTTAGTAAATAAACCAAACGGAGAAAATGAAATTGTTTTAGAAGGTTCTGCTACAGTAAGAGCAGGAATTTCTACTTCATGTTCATTTTCCACACCAAATAGTGACCAAAGAGTTTGTATAGCTATAGTTAGTTGGAATAATCAATCATTTGCAACTATGGAATCTAAATGGGAAACATTTAGAAATACATATCCCAATAGAATGTTTTATGTTATAAAACCAAGTTTTTCTGGATTTGGTACTAAAGTAACTAATACCGACTACAATAATATAGTAGCTCCAGATAATTTCTTAAATCAAACTACTGTAAATGTTAAACCACTAATATAAAATGAATACATCAATTACAGAAGATTCTACTGTTGCAAATGAAGGTGGAACACTTTCATTTACTATTACATCACCCTCATCTTCTCTTAATAAATCTCTTTATTGGTCAACTGAACAAGAAGGATTAGAAGGTAATCTTACAGCATCTGATTTTACTGATGTATCATTAACAGGAAGTCTTTGGATCTGGACAAGTCCACAAACATTTACAAGAACACTAACTCGTGATAGAGACACTGAAGGAACAGAAAGATTTAGAATAACAATAAGAGAAGGTGGTGTCGCTGGTATAGCACTAACATCATCAAACATAATAACAATTAACGATACTTCTACAATTGTAGGGCAAGATTCAGATGGACTAACTTATGGTCCAATCATCGTTAATGCTGATAGTGGAAATACTTCAAATACATCTGATTGGTACACTATATGTGGATTAGATAGATTGCCAGATGGATCCAAAGTTGCAATATATAAAAATGATTATGCGGCTGAAGCATCATATAATCAATTAGTATCAAAATTAAATGAAAGAAATATTACAGTAATGACTGTTACTGGTAATGATTGGGTTGATGCATTTACAAAAGACTTATCATAAATATCTAATTATAAGGTAAAACTATAATGGCATCAGTATTTGTATCTAATATTGGACTATACAGTGGAACAGATTTCGCTCAAACTTTTGTATTAGAAGATAGTCAATCAAATACCCTAATGGATTTGACGGGATATACTGGATGTGCAGAGTTAAAAAAATATGAATCCTCATCTAAAGTAGCATCATTTAATTTCGCTACAGCAAGTGACGCAACAACTGGTAGAGTACAAATTGCTATGACTGCTGCAGTTACAGAAACTTTAAGTGCAGGAAGATATCTTTATGACATACTAATAACCGACCCTCAAGGAAAAACAACAAGAGTTGTTGAAGGGTCGGCAGTAGTAAAAAGACCAGTAACGAGATAATTATTCCTTATTAAAATCTTCAACAATACCTTGAATGGTTTTTGAATCCATTTCAAGCATTACATAATTTGCTTCTTCAATTGTTGTTACTTGATTTGTTCCTATTAAGTAATCAAGAACTATATCATATGGTTCATAGGATTCTTTTCTATTATTATCCTTCTTCCATTGCTTATTCTTTAAATGCTGTTTATATAACTGATCTCCACTGAAAGCACCTGATTTTTGTGCTGGACTATTTTTAGTCTTGTTTAACCAAGCAGCCTTATCAGCATTATACTTATCTTTTTTCGCTTGTGCTGCTGCTTTTGCTGCCTGTTCTCCTGCATCCTTAGCAGATTGTCTTTGTTGGGATGCTTTGAAATCTTTAGATAACTGATCTATCTTTGATTGCAGTGCTGCATTAGTAGATTTTTGTGCGGATTTCTCTGCATCATACTGAGCCTGTTTTTCTGCTTCCTTCTTCTTCCTTCCACCTTGAGCAATAGCATTGGTAACTGCAGCAGTACCGCCACCAGTAATACCACCAGCAATAACAGCAGATTTAACAGGATTATTCTTCACAAAGTTCTTAGATTTATCAACAACCTTTGATCCTTTTTTCTTAGTGTTATCAATGGTTTGAGATACTTTATCCTTAAAAGATGTTTTTTTATTTGATTTAAATAAATTCTTAGTATCTGATTTAGTTTGCTTTGTACCGTCAGTCCAAGGATCAGTAATAGTCTTATTTGTCTTTGATGTTTTTGTTTTCTTTAATCCTTCCTTTCCACCTTTCCAATCTGGATTATTCCACTTCCTCTTAAAATTTTTGCCAAACTTATTACCAATATTTTTTAAACCTTTACTAATAGTTTTTATTATCCCTTTCTTTTCAAGTAAAAGACTTTCATAATCTTCATTAATAACAATTTCATCTGGTAATGAAATATATTTCTCAACTAACTCAGTTTGAGTTGCTGATTCTAAATAACCTTCTATCGCTCCACTACTATAACCATCAGATAACATTGAGTAATAAATCGATTCAACAACAATGTTTCCCTCAGTATCTTCAATCTCAGATACATCTTCAAGTAAAACTCGTATGTCTTCTATATTATTTGACATTGTAGACACTATACACCTATACAATGTCTATTTATATTAGAGCAAATTACTATTAACTATATTTACCTGTATTCAAATAAACACCAGTTTTTAATTTCTTTTTCTCTTTCGCCTTAGTTATAGCAACTTGAGCATTTGCAACTGCATCTTTTTGCTTTTGAGTTGGTCCTGCAACCTTGTCATAAGTTGAACCAGCTAATTTAGAACCAGCCCAATATCCAGTCAAACCACCTGCTATACCACCAACAGCACCACCAACAACAGTACCTACTGGTCCTACAAACGAACCAAGAGCAGCACCTGTAGCAGCACCTGTTTTAGCACCAACTCCCCATCCAGCATAACCAGCACCAACTTTAAGACCAGCTTTAGTTAAAGCACCTCTATTAGTCCTTCCTTGTGCTTTTGCATCATCAAATTCACCTTTAACATCATAAGCAGCAAAAGCAGGACCTACAAGTTTACCTCCAAACTTAGTAGTATTCTTTACTAAAGGATTACTAGCAAACTTTTGGAATGTCTTAGATCCTTTGTTTACTATCTTACTATTCTTAACCTTATTAGCAGTTTTAAGAGAATTCTTAAATAATTTCTTAAATCCTTTATTATTCTTATTTAAATCCTTTACCGCAGCCTTACTACTATCAGGTTTAAAAGATGGAGGTGTTAAATCTTGTTTTGTCGCAAGTGCTCCACCTTTAGTACGTTTAAATTGATTACCTTGAGGGGGTCTATTGGTAGATCTTTTATCTACTTTTGAATCAATCTCTTTTTTTAATTGATCAAAACTCTTACCACTTACCTTCCTTGCTGGTTGTTCTGTTCCTCCAGCCCACCCTCTTGTTGCAGGTCTAGAATATCTTTGATTTGGATTTATTCTATCCTTTAATTTCTCTGCACCATCTCCAAATAAATCTTTCTGAACGTATCTATCTAATTTAGCCTTAACCTTATTTTTCTGAGCAGATGTTGGTGATGATAGACCTTCAGAATCTTTTAATGCATCACGAAATGCCTTTTGTCCTTGAGGAGTATTTGTAGCAGTGTCTGCTACTTGTGATGTTGTCTGCCTTACTTTATTAGAATCAACTTTACCTGAGCTAGATCTAAATTTATCTTCTGAACCACCTATACTTCCAGTTCCAGAACCTTTAGTATTTTTAGTTCCACTAGTATTACCCTTTCTACTATTCTTTTTCTCAAATATGAATTGCGTAAAAGATTTCATCTGTCTTCCAGACACTATATCTTAGTATTTATTCTTTATCTTTTTTATAATTATCAGGATGCCAAATAGGAGTTGGAGTGAGAGGTTCTATACGATCCATCTCCATCCAAATCCTTCTAAACTCTTCATCAGAGTTTGAATCCTGTGAAGGTGTCTTTTTTAACATCTTGCTTAATTCCTCCTACAATATAAGATTCTACTTCAGTTTCTTGTGGTGCTACTTGTAATCCTTTAGAACTAATCCAATGCTCTGTCCAAGGTAATGGATTATTCTTAGCAGCAATATCAT